CGTAATGTTCGAACATGTTTTATCCCTTGAAGGATGAGGGCGGCGCCTTGGACGGCGGTAAAGATACCGTCCAGGGCGAGCCCTTGTGTTTTAGAAGTGGTCGATTAAGCCCGGTACTCCGTACACTGGCATTGGTCGAGCCTGGTTGATTTGAAAGTAGCCGTCGAATATGAAATCGGGTTCGCTTGGTACTGCGACCACTCTATCGACCGGCGTACTTGATGATATGAAGTTGTCCCCAAGAATTGGTAATTGGATGAAATCTTGGGACAGGTGCCAGACGTCTAACGACGCGCTGGCTGATGAGCGGAACAGGGATGTGATTTGGCTTGGGAAGTAACGGTATTCCGCGAAGCGTTCCTGATACCCGAATACTTCCTCGTCTATCGGGAGTGCTCCCTCGAGGAAGATTTCTTGATTGAGTACGGCTTGTTCCCCCAAACCTTGGAATGCTGGCCAATAGAAGTCGAACCTTGTCGACCTTGACCAGAGCTTATGTAATCCGGTTTGGTAGGTGAGATCCGCTCTTACGTTTACCAGGCCTATCAAATAGCCATGTTCTGTAAACGATTTTGTGAAGCCGTGATTGTTAAGTGTTGCTGTGCCGAAGGCCGCTAAGTTTCCCTGTGGTGTTTCTGATGTTTGCACATCTGTTGCTGTGAATCCTGTTTGAGGTACCGCCGAGATGTTAATTGGAGAGCTACCGCCCCCAAGATATTCGGGTCGTTGGAGACGAGCATCTGGTGAAGTAACTCCGAAATGTGCGCGTATAATTTCAGTATATCTAGAGCCTCCACGGGCGTCCCTCTCGAGTAATTTTTGGATTTGGAAGGATTCACGAAGTGTATTGATTGTTACCGCCGTCGCTGCGGTAAGGTCCGTCTCGAGCCCTGTAACTAGCCAAGGCTCAGGGCCGAATCCGGTTGTTATGTTTGCCGTGGTTTCCCACGTTTTTGCTGCTGATACAGTTTGGATTCCGAAGGAATCCGTTGTTCCCCAAAGTGGCGTGCCGAACCCGGGTCCGGTTATATCCGGCACCACGGGCGCCGTCGTACCTAATGGCACGATTACGGAATCGCCTTTTTGCGGGAAGGGTAAGCACGACGTGAAATAGTCGTGTCTTTTGCCGCGCTGTTTTAATACATAGTTTGAGCCCGGTTCCGGGCCGTCTGCTGTGTCTACGACCGCAGAATCTTGTAAGTTTTCATCTCGGAACCATTCGTTCCAGATGAGATTGTATGCGCGGAGTGGTAAGGCGCTGTGAGTAAACGCGCCTGTTGTTGAACCTGTTGTTGGTATCCCCATGTAGTCTTGTATCGTGTTCTCGAGATATCCGTTGGTCGAGATTATGGGGATAACGAAATCCGTGCTATCTGCCGGATTCTCTTGTTCGCCGTTAAATTTTTCCCAGTTGTCCCACAGAAGTCTGTTAGGCACGAAGAAGAAAAACGTTTCCATGAACATATTGTCCATGATTGGTTTTATCGGCGTTGCTAACCTAGCAAGTGCGGTTAGCTTTAAATTTATTGTGTCTCCGGGTAATACCTCGTCGACTATTATTGGTATGAGTAAGTCTGCGTCAAAGGTTGATTTGTAGCCATGTGAGCGATCGAAACTCGAGCGCGGTATTGTGGCTGACGGCACTTGAGCAAAGCGATTTTTCATTACTGATTTTTGACTATGAGCCATTAGATTGTCCTATTGTTTCCGCCTGTTCTTCTGTTAAGAACAGGTCCTGTTGATCTTCTGCTATTTGCACGTATTGCAGGCCGTTGCCTTTTGTTACTGGGGCCTCGTACGGCTTAATTAAGCCGGTTTCGTCGTCGTATATACCGACCTCAAAGAGGGTGTAGTCCGCCGGATGTTTGCCCCATTGATGATCCGTTGAATTGATGCAGTCTGAGAAGATACGTTGTGCCATTTCGGCACGATGAATTGTGAACGGAGGAAGGTAACATTTTGCTTTGCTATCGTAGACTGCGTAGGTGCCATGTTTCATTAGAGATTCCTTTGAAGTTGTTTTAGTTGGGCTTGCTTGACTTGTTTTCTTGCAGCGAGTCTTTGCCACGTATTATCGTGGGCTCGCTTTTTTGCTTTTATTGTTCTTTGTTTTTTTATTTCGATCAGCTCGAGCTCGTCGAGCTTTGAATCGAAGTATTTTGCTATTTTTATTTTACGACCTTCCATAAGGTCGTAGTCCTCTGGATATAAGTCTTTTTTATATTTTTTGAACCACTCGAGCCCGATCCCTTGAGACATTGCATTGTATTCGGGCACGAGCTGGATTAGTTCGCCGGTGGATTCCACCAGCCGGCTGTAGTGTTGTTGTGATTTTTCTCCGGTCATTTTTTTCATGACGTAGCGCGCGACGTACGCGGCGCTTTGGTAGGTGACTTGGCCGAGCTGCGTAAAGCCTTTGCCCCAAATTTTTTCCAATTCGGGGCTGATATATGTTTTGTCACCATTTTGATTCTTTCCCCATTCTTCTTTGTCCACGAAATCGTGTCCGAAAAGTAAGACATGGTAATGCGGTCGTTGTAATTGTTCTCCGTATTCGCCACACATGTAGTAGCGAATTTTCTTTGGCCAAAGTTTTTTTCTAAGGCGTTTGAAGAAATTTTGGCAGTCTGATTTGAGAAGTGATCCGCCATACGGGATTTTTCCCGGGTCGTAGGTGAGCGTGAGGAACGCGTTGTCGTCATGTGTGTCTGCTTCGTGTTTGCATCTTGCGGCCCACATTTGTGTGCGCTCTAAGCGACAGCCTATACAGGCGCCGCAAGGGAGCGTTATTTTTTGACCGTAGGATTTTGAGGGATCGAATACGATCCCATATTTGCCAGAGGGATTGCTTGATTTTGCCCGGTAGGCTGTTAGCGGGTGATAGCACGGCATGTTTTCTCCTGATTAAAGTGCCGGGAGCGACCCGGCGAGTAGCCCTGCTAAATGCGTATTCCGCCCCGCATAGGCTTCGGTCGGAAATTCTTTTTGTGTGTGCGTGCCGCTGTGCGGCTGAATAAGCGTCTTGAACGCTTGTTTGCCATTTTCCGTCGGTAAGCCATTAATTTGCCCCGGGTTATGGGTGCAGATGCACCCTGTGATTTGAGTTATAGCAATTATTGAGATGATTTTCATCATTTTTTGGACTGATTGGTGTCAGTCCCACTATATACATCAAGTAGAGGATATAGTGGTTTCAGACTTCAGGGTCCTCTGAAGGGGGCGCCGGAGGCTCTGGTTGGGCTTCTGCTGCTATTTTTTCTGTAGATGGAGCTAGCCCTAGGTCTTGCATCTCCGATGCGTTGTCGGGGTCCTGAACGAAGCTCAGGAACTGAGCTGGATCGTTCTCGAATTTTCCCCGTATTGACGACGGCAGATCGTCAAACATCGCTTGCGCGTTGTTGACTTGATCTAAAGCCGTTTTGTAGTCAATTTCTGAGCAGTCCATGTATTGGCCTGAATGTTTGGCGTAGTGGGTGATTGCACCCGTTTTTTTGTATCTCGCCATGATTTGATTTATGTCGCACTCTTTTTTGAAAGACTGCTTTGTACGACCGGGTCCCCAGTCGTATTTTTTCGGCCGTGCCGGCCGAGCTGTGTATTCTGATCTAACGATGAATTTTGTTGCCATGATTATGTTTCCTGTAATGGGAATGTACGTCCGCCATAGCGGGACGTTTTAGGTGGATTTTTTGATTTTGTATCCTTACGGATTTTTCTGTTTTTCTTTTTTGAAGCGTCTCGATCGCGCTTCATTTTTTCGGCCTGTTGTTGAAGTGTTCGACCTGAATTGGTCGTGTCTCCGAAAGGGCTTCCGATCCAATCGGTGAAGCCTTTTATGCCCGATGCTATCTCGGGCATTATTGTTGCTGGAACCGCTATCGCGTTTCTTTTTGCGTCTGTGAATCTTTCGTTCGCTTTTGACGTTGCCTCGTCCTGCACTGTTTTACTGGTGGTCGCTGTTATTGCTCTTAATGTGGCGATGTCTAAGGCTAGTGATTTTGCTGAGCTTGCTGCGCCTTCTAGTTCGCCTACTGTTTGAGCCATTGCTCCCGCTGGTGTTGATGCTGGTGAGCCGAGAGCTAAGATTCTATTTAGACCTGCTTTTTGTAGGTCTTTTGCGGAGCGTTGATAAGCCGTTGATGACATTCTTTCTTGGAATGCCATTTGTTCTCGAGCGCGTTGTGCCGCAGCTCGATTTTGTCGGCGTGCTGATTTGCCTGAGAACAGGCTTGAGAGAAGGTTGCCGCCGCCAGAGATTAAGGCTGCCCCAACGAGTGGGGCGATGAGTAGTGATTGGCCGATTAAGTATGAGTATTGTTCGTAATGTTCGAACATGTTTTATCCCTTGAAGGATGAGGGCGGCGCCTTGGACGGCGGTAAAGATACCGTCCAGGGCGAGCCCTTGTGTTTTAGAAGTGGTCGATTAAGCCCGGTACTCCGTACACTGGCATTGGTCGAGCCTG